TTTTCAACAGGGTCTTTCGGTTCATATGTGTTTTCATATGCATAATGCGTAGCACCTTTTTCTGATGGCTGTCTGCGTTCTGCTATGGTTATACTTACCCAACCTTTTTTTTCTATTTTTTTAAGGTCATCTAATTTTATGTTTGCATTAAACAAATCTCCATATTGTGTTGTAACTTTTTTTATACTACTAGCTATGTAGTTTTTTTCTTTATTCATCTATATTGTTTTTATGGTTTGCTAATCTATCTGCCTTAGTATTGTAAAAAGGTGCAGTTATACCTAGATACTTATTTGTTTCTTCTTTTACAAAAGATGGTTTAAAATATGTATTCATGTTTTTTATATTACTTTGGTACAGATTTTTCATTTGTTGTTTTTGTTTACATTCTAAAATAAAATAATCAATCAAATCTTTCTGCATCACCAACGAGATCATATTCTATTAAATCTATAATATCCTTTACAGACATACTGCAATATATTGCGATACTATCCATATGTTTATATCTAAGTAATGTAGGATCATTAATATACTTTGCACTTGTTATTTCTGCAACACCTAACAGTTTTGCAAAGGTTCTTGCAGATATGCCTTTAATTCTAAGCATTGCTTCAAACTCATTTCGTGCTTCTCTTATTTTATGTAAATTATATTTTTTTGTCATAGTTTTATATTTAGTATTTATACTTTGGTGGCTTGACATATTGTTGTAATTTATCTAAATCCAACAAAAATTTTGTTTTAGTATTATTTTTTACCTTGTCATAATCATCTTTACTTAACATAGTTTGTAAACCATGATGATCTATTTCTCCAATAAAATGTTCACCATTCCAGACCATGTAAACAAAACCTTTTGCCATTGTTCTATATATGTTAACTGTCAAACGCCCCATTCTCTTTAAGTTTTTTATATTCTTCTTGAGGATCTAAATAGACTCTATGCTCATCGATAAACTGCAATAATGACTCAGCTTCTATCTCAGTCATGTTTTCTAAATTATTTATTACTTCTGAACGCATTTGTAAATCTAATGTTGTATATGGTAACAGCGTTTCAATTATTTGTAATTGTTGATCTGTTGCCTTTGCAGGTTTACCATCAAACAAAGAGTCTATAAAGTCATCCTCATTCATTAATCTACTATCTCATCTTGTCCAAACACACCTTGCTCATAGAATCCTGCAATTTTTAGAACTACTCTAGACATTGCTCTTTTCTCAGCCATAGCTACAGGAAACTTCTTACCTCCCCCCATCAGATTAGTGTCTGATGCTTCTCCAAAACTCATCATGTTTCTCATACTTGTCTTACCCTCTTTCATACTAGCTACTGCTTTTATTACAACCCAGTCTTTCTCCATAATAACTGGTTCATATGCTACTGTTATGTTTTGCTTAGAAACAATCTTATTAATTCCTGTTCTTGTTATAATTGCAAATCCTCTTGAGTCTTTATAGACATCCTCTGGTGTTAGATTATTTTCTTTATATAATCTGTTTAAAGTTTCGGCTCTTGTTTCTTTGACCTCTACTTTTTCTTCTGGTTTGTAGTTTCTTCTACTCATTGTTGTTTGTTTTTCGTTTGTAAATAAATTTGTTGTTGTCATATTGTTTAGTATTAATTAGTGCAAATATATAACTTTTTTTTATATGCACCATAAAAACTAAAAATAATGAACCAGCCTTGCAACCTGTCCTGTTTCTCTCTCATGTATAAATCCTTCTACTGCTTTTGGTACACCGACAAAACCTTTTCTGTTATGCCAACTATCTGATCCTGATGGACTTCTAAGATATTCTACAGTAACACCAATATAATCTTTTGCATCTAACCATTTATGTTTTACTTTGTGATGCAAGTGATGTAAATACCAATATCTATATTTTGTTTCTGACCAATCTATAGGATTCTCTTGTGCCATAAGTAATGGTAGTCTATCCATCTTAGCACCATCACCATGCTCTAGTCCAATAAGATTAGTGCCATATTTGTAATATTTTCTATGGCTAGGATTTGCATCAACACTTACATCATCTGTTTGTCTAAACCAAGATTGTAAAGATTTAGCAAGATGATAACCACTTTGATAATCGTGATTACTCATGGAATGCACACAATCTACTGGTGCTACCATTCTTAACATCTCTACACAACTTACATATAAACTAAGAGCTACTTCGTAGTGTTGCCACCACTTACCATCTACGTCTTGCCTTGTACCTTTAGTAGTTGTGTTATATACGTTATCAATGTGCAATACATCGTTTCCTATGCAAAATAAAATCTTTTCTATATCAAACCCTTCTGCTTTTTGCAAAATGCCTTCTACGCCTTCTGTTACTCTATTTACAGCAGTTTCAATATCATAAGGATCAGCAGTTTCAAGAGCATCTGCATATTTTCCTATGTGAATATCTGCTGGATTTATAACAAGAAGATGATTACCTTTTTTTCTT